TACCCGTTACCAGGTTGCGCGCATTGATGCTGATGGCCGTGCGCTTGATGGGAGAAAGCTCGCCAATGCAGAAATCAACCGTTTGCATCTGCGAGTTGTGCAGCACGCCGTCTGTCACATCATTCTCGGAGTCCCATTGCCGCCCAGACCGGACATCGTGGAACATTGCGCTCGTCTTGTGCCCAGCGCCCTCCCCGCACGCAACTTGCCAGCGGTGCCAGTCAGCCAGGATTGAATCCAATATGTAGCGCGACTCATCCTTCATGCTTTTTCGACCTCTTTAAAGTTACAAAATATGGTGGGCGACCCACGTTTAAGCGCGCAGGCCTTGTGCTTGACCTCGCCGACCCACAGCACGCGGCGATGAATGCAGCCCAAGCAGATAGCCTCTATGCGGGCCGCACGGTTGATGTCGCGCTGCTGCTTTTGCTCAAGTACGCGCATTGGGTCGCGGTACATGAAAGAATCCAGCGCGCTCATGCTTCAGCCTCCTGCCTGTGGATGCAGCCGGTGCAGCCAGCATCTTTTTGCCCGAGTGCGCTCAATGAGTAGCGGCAATCCTTCGCCATCGTCTGCGGGATCATCACGGCTTTTATCGTCAGCGTCTCGCCGTCGCACCAGTAGCCATTGCGGGCTCTGTGCGCTTTGAGCGGTGCGCAGTTGAAGCATCCATTGCGGTGCGCCGTCATGCCATCAACCCCGCAAATGGTGATGAGTAATCTTTCCACGCATCGCCGCTCTTGATCTTTGTTACCAGGCTTCTGTGAGTCCCGTGGCGCGCGGCCAGCACTGGGCCAGTCTCGCTACTCATGCGAATCGTGCGGGCAATCTCCATTGTCAGCTTTCCAGTCTTGCGCTTTGACGCCGCAATCTTTGCGCAACGGGTCTTTGTCTTCCAGCCTCCGCGCTTGCCTGCCTCTTTCCCAACTGCCGAAACAGTTGACGATTTCAGGTGCACCGGGTTGATACACAGCTTTTCACCGCAGGTTGTGACGATTGGCACCCGTGGCGCCAGCACGCCGCCATTCAGCTCAAACATGGCGCGGCGAACCAACTTGCATCCGCAGCCAAACGGCTTGTAAGTCGGGTAGCCCTGCTCTGTTGTCGATCCTGTCCACAGGTGGCAGTCGCCAAATTCCTCAGTGCGCTCTGCCAGCTTCATCATTTCCAGTGTCTGCGCTACGAGTACGCGAGTCGGGATTGACTCTGTGCTTATTTTTTTTGTGTGTTTGCGCTTCATGCAAGTTCCAGTTCGTTTTGAATTTCAAGGTGAGGCAAGTTTTTCGGCCACTGGCCAAGCCTTCGTATTTCTGCGCGGGTCTGGGCGGCATAGTCGGCTTCCAGGGCGCGGCGCTCGTCGCGGGTCATGGAGCCGGTGGAGCCAATCAGCGCATGGCAGCCAATCGCACCCGGGCGAGGGCCGCAGGCGGGGTAGCAGGTTCGGTCGTCGCTCTTGATGTGGGCGCCCTTCCCCATGTCGCCGTGTGCAGCCTGGCTGTAGCCGACGATGCCGCAATGAGCGCATGGCATGGCGGCCACCAGGCGGCGATAGGCTTCTGAGCGTGCGGGGGCTGCCTTTGGAATCGAATCCAGTCCACCGTCAGCGCGCGGCATGTTGACCTTGACCGTCAGGCGGGCGTGCACCGGGGCGATGCGTTCGGCCTTGACGTAGGCGGCGGGGGTCTTGCGCTTGAAGGGGGTGCGATTGAGCGTCATGCAGCCTCCAGAATTTCGCCTGTTTCAGCATCCACCTTGCGCTTGGCCGCCGGACGCACATACCTGACAGCCTCCCGCTCGCCCGCCTCAAACCTGAAGGAAACTGACCACTCGGTCACGGCGTGCGCAATAATTTCGTCAATGAAGGCGCTGTACTGCTTGACGGACAGCTTTTCAGTCTTGCGCCAAACCCGGCGCGGTGTCGCCCGCTTGGCCCCGGGCATCTTGACCATTTCGTACTTGGGTTTGCGCTCCAGAATCAGGTTCTTGAAATACTTTTTCCAGATGTCGGGCATGTAGCGCTCGCCCCCGACGCGCACCTGCTCGCTGATCTGCGTCAGGACCGGACCGTGGAGAAAACAGCGCTGCTTGATGCTGATGGGGTCGTTGTCTTCGCCAAAGCTGATGCGAACGCGCTTGCCATCGAGCAGCAGCAGCTTGGCCGTGGCGTAGGCTTGCATGATGGCTTCGTGGGCCTGCACTTTGTTTGTTACGACGCGGCTGTAGTGGTCACTCATTTCGACTCCCGATTGCTAGATTCTTCAATCAGCAGGAAAAGTCCAGCAAGGGTCTGAACTGGATTTAAAACCCCGCCATACCCAGCAGCCATAGCCTTCTCGCCCATGCCATTCTCAAATGCGTACCACTTCAGCCAGCCGCCGAAGTCGCCAACCTCCACCGCCAGTGCGTCGGTGTAGGCGTCGAACAGTTTCCAGACGGTATCGAACATCGGGCCATTTGGGTCCAGACCGATGCTGTTTTTGATACCGTCCATCAGCTTTTCGATGGCGGCATGGTGGGTCTGCCAGTCGCTCAGCAGCGCCAAGGTGTTTTTGCGGTCGGGGTGGGTCATGCTGACACCTCCGCCAAACGAGCTTCAGCCTTCAGGGCGCTGTAGGCAATGCCATCTTCAAGCGAATCAGCGTGAGGCTCTTTGCGCTGGCGGTCGCGCACATCCTTCAGGGTCTGCATAAACAGCCAACCCTCGCTCTCGGTCAGGTCGCGGCCGGCAATGATGTTGAACGCCGCTACGGTGGCGCCCATGCTGCGCTCGCCTTCGGGCTTGTCGTAGGTATCTGCGCGGGCCTGCATGTGGGATGCGGCCTTGTTCAGCAGTTGTTGTGCGGTGATCTTCATTTGCTCAATCTCAAGTCAATCCCATGAACCGATTTCATCAAGTGGCGCTTGATGCGAAATCCCTCAGTGATGACCCCCTTGGTGTCGTCGACCACAAGCTGGCCGCCCTCGATGTAGGTGAAGTCGGCCACGTAGCGAAGTGCAGGCTTTGCGCGGGCATCACCGGAATACTTCACGCTGGGTGCTAGTGCATAGACGACTTGGCGCTTCAGGTCTGAAATTAATCCGGCCCTCTGCATCAAGCTCAAGGTGCTGTAGCGTTTTGACTCAGCCTTCGAGTCAAACGTGATGCCGTCTACAACGGTCTTTTTTGCGCCAAACTTATTCACAATAAAAACCCTCGTTGCTGCATGAAATCGACCGGGTGTTTGGCTTTCTTCTGTAGATTGCAAACTGCACGCAAAAGCTGCATGTTGTCGTCAGTGTTTGAGCCGCCAAGCGCAAGCGGCATCTTGTGATCTAAGTGATAGCTATCTCCCAATGGCTGCTTGCAGCAGGGACACATTCCTTTCTGCAACTTAAACAGCTTTTCGGCCAATCCTTTAGATAGCACTCCGCCGCCCGAGCGTTTTTTGGCTCGTCGGTTTTGATGGTGGATTCTCCTGGCCTCTGGATTCGCTTCATTCCAAGCTGAAATCTGAGCCTTAACCTGCTCTGGATGGCTTAATCTCCAAGCTGCGGTAGTCGCCTTGCTTCTATCCTTATTTGCCATGGCCCAAGCTGCACGATTAGCCTTGGTCTTTTCTTGGTTTGCAGCAAGCCAAGCGGCATTCTTCGCTCTAATGCGCTCGGAGTTTGCGGCGTAGTGGGCTGCCTTGCTTGATTTGCTTCGCTCTGAATTGGAAGCGTGCCATGCATTTGCCCTAGCGCGAGCGCAAGCATTGCAATTACCCTTCGAGCTACGGTCGCAAGCTCCGCATTTAATGCAGGGGCGGACTGGTGCGCCTGGGATGTTGATTGTGATCATTTCGCACCACCAATCACCCAGCCAGTCGCCCGTGCGTAGCTGATCTTTCCGGCCTTTTTGAGTGCTTGTAGGCGGCGATCAACCACGCGCATGCCGCTCAAGTCGTACTTGTGCCACATGGGCTTTGTCAGCTTGTTGGTTGCATCCACCATGGCCCACGTTGCATTGCGTCCTTCTTTGATTTCGGCCAGCAGGGCGGCGTCGATTTCGGTGTAGTCGGTCATTTCGAGGCCCTCATCGCATCCCGGACACCGGCGTTCAGGTCGAGCCACGGCAGCAGAGAGACATAATTTGCAAGCGCCCAGCGGGCATAGACTTCATCTTTTTGTTTCATGTTCAGAATGTGGGTTATGAGTTGGTCGCGGTCTATCACAGCGGCAGCGCAATTGATTTTTCCGGCCTGCGTTTCGCCAGCGTTGGTGTGATGGCATCAGCGGCATCCATCATTTCTTCAAAGGTTCCGACAGCAATAGGGATGTAGTCGTTTGCCGGCTTGTCTTCCATATATGCGCGGCGGTTGGCGCTCAAGGTGTCTCGCAGGCGCTGCACATGCGGCATACCTTGCTTATGCGACCACTCCAAAACGTATTGCTCAGTCTTCATGGCCGAATCCCCTTGTTGTTGGCTTTGAAATTGCTTTTTTCGGCGGCAGACCGGCCCATGATGAAAACTTGGTGAATTCACCCTGATAGAACAGGTGAACATCGCTGCACCGGCCTTGGCGGTTTTTGGCCACGCGCATCAGCCCGTAGTTGGCGTATTCCTCGCCCGCGTCTGGGTTTGCCATGATCTGGCGATGAATGAAGGCCACCACGTCAGCATCCTGCTCAATGGCGCCAGAGTCACGCAGCTCATGCAGGCCGGGCGGGTTGTTCCCCTTGTCGGCGGCGGCCCGGTTGACCTGTGCCAGGCAGATCACGACGATGTTCAAATCCTTGGCCAAGCCTTTCAAGCCGCGACTGATTTCCTCAATTTGGTAAGCCCGGTTCTGCTTTCTGTCCAGGCCATCCATCAAGCCGATGTAATCGACGATCAGCACATCCAGCCCAAACCGGCGCTTCAGGGCGCGGGCCTTACTTCGAACTTGCAAGATGTTCAGACCGGACTTGTCGGAAACGTAGAACTTCAGTGCCTTGCTACGCTCCACGCCATCCACAATGCGCCCGTAATCCAGTCCCTTTTTTGGGCGCTTGATATGGCTGATGCTGGAGCTGCTAAGAATCGCTGCCTGCCGGTCACGTACATCGTTATGAGGCATTTCCATGCTCAAAAACCCAACTGCATACCGCTCTGCCATGTGCAGGCCAATGGTCATGGCGATTGCAGTCTTACCCATCGAAGGTCGGGCGCCAATTACAACCAGGTTTCCACGCTGGAAACCGCCATCCAGCAGTTCATCAAAGTCAGTCAGGCCGGTTTCCATTCCCTTGATACGCCCCTCTTCCCGGTCTTCCAAAAGAGCCAGGTGAAGCACTGATGCCTCGTGAGCGCCAACCCAGTCGTCGGAGTCCTCCACGTTGTCCAGCTTGGCCAGTTCAGACGAAGCAATGTCGATGCGATCTTGAATCGGGGTTGTCTCAAATGCCAGTACGGCCATTTTTTGACTCAAGGCATGAAGTTGCATCGACTTGTAGCGGTCAGCCAGGCTCTGAGCCATGCGAACGATGCCGCGTGCGCTGTGGTCATGTGACTGGGCAATGGCGTACAGCTCTTGCGCCGTGGCTTTTCCCTGCAACGCATCGGCCAGCGTCACCACGTCGAATGGCTTGCCTGAAACGATTTGTCGAGACAACTCAATGAACAGCAGTTGATTCAACTCGCCAGAAAAATAAGCAGGCTTCAGCTTGTCTGAAACATCATCAAAAAGAGCCGGGTAGGCAATCAAAATCGACAGTACGGCAACTTCGGTGTTTGCGCTTTTCAGTGGCGCCAGTGGGTCTATTTCCAGCTCGACAAACATTTGATCTTCGTAATTCATGCTGCAATCTCCTTGTTTTCATACACGCCGGTAAGCACTTTTTCGAAGTTGGATTGGTTGACGAGCCAGCCCAAATCGCAGGACCAATTGCTTGATTTACCAGTCAAAAAATCAGACTTGGCGATGTAGACAAAAAACCTCTCAAACCATGCAATCGCCGCCTCATGACTTTCCGCAATGCGCTCACCGGATCGACGGCCAGACTCGTGTTTTGCCGTCATCACCCAGCGCCATCGGGCCTTCAGGGCTGGCGCGTTTTTTCCGGTTCGCCAGAGGCTTTTCCGTGGCTGGGCAAGGCTTGGCAAGGTTTTGGAAAACAGGTTGATGATTTCTTCGTGAGGGCAATCAGTCGGCGAAGACGACAAAGAAGCTTTAGCTTCTTGGTATTCTTCTGAGCTATGGGGAGTTAAACCAGGGATAACCGAATCGGTTTCATCTTGGAAACCCACTGGGTTATTATTTTCAAACTCAATAGGTTCTTTTTTTGGCCTTCCTCCCTTTCCACCGTTTAACCTAGCGGCTTCCAAAGCGGGGGCCGCTAGGTTAAGTTCGATGGAGGCCCGTGGGTTAATTCTGTGACCACCCTCGGAAACCGGGAAGTACAAATCGGCTACTGAGCGCACAGCTAGTTGCTCGTCTTTCGTCATGGCGCGGCAAATGCGATAAAGCTCGTGCACATCAGATGGCAAAGGTTGCTCAGTCGTGTAGACCTCATCCAACAGCAGTGTGTAGGCTCCATGCTGGGCAAGTGTGAGCCGGGCGGTCTTGCGTGCGTAGTCGGACATAAATCGCTTGTAGAAGTTCATGATCAAACCCCCACCCAGCCAGGCGCCAGCGACCCATTGCCGAACTGGCGCGCAAACAGCACATCAGATCGACGGATATAGTTTTCTGCTGCAGCCCAGGTGAACACTGAGCCCCAGCTGCGGTTATCTGGGAAAAAGATGCCCGCCTCTGCGGCCGCAATCGTGACTTGCTCGGAGCTGAAGGACTCGCCGCGCCGCTGGCCGGCAAACTTAATCAGAAAGCCTCGCGCATCGAGGTCAAGGCTGACGGCGTGCACAGACTCGCCAAACAAGCAGGTTTGCATATTCATTTCCGTGGAATTTGGTGGTGGCGACCGTTGACGGTGCCGATGTGCCACTCGTGGCAATGTGCGCAGTGATATGCCGACCAGCCTTCGCGGTGCTTCTCGCGCACCCGGGTGATGACGGCATTGGCCAGGGCGAAGCTGGAGAATGGAACCTTCCCGGCGCACGCGACTTCGGGCGTGGTGGCGGAACGGGCTTTTTCGTGACTCATGCAAGCTCCTTGCTCAACACCACAGCGCGGAATTTGTTCGGGTTGCACTTGCCAGCAAGCGCCATTTCGGACTCGTGGGCGCGGGTGCAGTCTTTGCAAAATACAAACGCTGGCTGGTAGATGCCATTGGCAAACGGCAGCACGCGGGCCTTGGTGTATTTCTGGCTCGCAAGCAGGTATTCGCTCCACGCCAAGCGGTCAGCGAAGCACGCTGGCGTGGGCGGCGCTGCATCCAGAACCTGGGCGATGTTGGTGATGGCGCTCATTCGGTTCTCGCACTGTTGGTGCGGCCAATGAGCCGGGCGGTCTTGGCGCGGTCGGCCTCGGTGCCAAGTGGTGTGCAGAAGCGACTGCTACGGTTGTCGCGCAGCACGCGAGCCGTGTTGATGGCGTTGCGCTCAGCCGCGGTAAGTTGCGGTTTCGCAATGGCGGTGCTGTTCGCGCTCATGATTCGTGCCCTACGCTGTCAGCCGCCGTATTCGTTGCACCGGGCTGCTGCTTGGAAAACAATGAGTTCCGAGCCAACCAAATACGTTCTTGTGCCAACTTGTCCTGAGCCACCAAATGCCTGATGTACTCGCTTTTTTCCATGCCGTGAAGTTCAGAGAGTCCCTGAATGTCACGCGCCATAGATTCCGTTTGCCGAATGGTCAGCGGAGGAATGATGGTGAGCTTTTCGGCCTTGCTGGCGCACCGGCTGAATACTGGGTTGTCGTCTTCGTTGCTCATTTAATTCACCAAGGAGAAATTCATGTCTGAAGAACAGTTGCTGGCGGCGCGGCTTGAGCGTGAGCAAATAGAGGCGTGGGCTGCTGCTGGTGTGGCGGCCATGCTGGCGCGAGTTCGAACGGTGTGCATCTTTGAATACCGACTGCTCATTGACGAGCTGAAAGCAAAGTGATGGATGCGCTTGAGGGTGGTGAGTCCAGTGGGATTAATATTCAAGTCCCTCAACCCGAATCCCAAAGGACTCACCATGCAAGAAGTACATGCCGCAACCAAGGCGGACGAATTCATCAAATTGATCATTCAGCACAACCCGTCTGCGTTTGGGTCGAACAACCCTTTGGCGAACGAAAGCGAAGCTGTGACAACTGCGACAGCAATTGCAAAACTTCGCTCGGAACTGATAGCGCAGCTAACGCCGCAGCCGTAGCCTTTTCATCGCCTGCGTGGTACTCGGTATCGCGGCAGGCGATGTATGCCAGTGCAACTTTGTTCCCGAACTCAACCGGGTCGCGTGAGGTTGGTGCGTGTGCGCGCGCCCACTCGGCGGCGGCCATCAGTGATAAATCAGACATGGCTCACCACCTTTTCTTCTTGGGTGCGCTGCTTGCGGGGTTGTTTGATGCCAAACACATCAGGGCGAACAGCCTTGAGATACATCAGCCTTGCCGATGGAATCCCGGAAGCTTTCCACTCAGATACAGAGGGCTGCTTTACCTCGCAAAGACGAGCCACCTCAGCCGTCCCGCCTAATTTATTGATTATTTCAGTTGCATTCATGGCCTCTATTCTAAGGCATACCTAACACCTCTTGCAAGCTGCACCTAATGTTTATTTACTTAGGATTACCTAATGTCAACACTTAAACAAAGATTTGCCGAATTGCAGGCAGAGAAGCCAAATATTTCTCAGGCTGACTTGGCCCGCGCGACTGGAGCAAAACCCCCGTCGGTAAATGCGTGGTTCACCGGCGAGACCAAATCAATGAAAATTGGAACGGCAGGTAAAGCGGCTGCACTGTATGGTGTGAATGCTCTTTGGTTGGCAACCGGTGAAGGCTACAAGTCAGAGATAAGAGAATCGTCGTCGAGTGGTTCTACGGCGCCTAATTTGCATCAAAATCAGGCTCCATCCACCGTGGAATATGTGCAGACAGCTATAAAAGATATAGCAACTATCGAGAATATTTTGGCTTCGCTCAGTAGCCACCTGGAGCAAGTTGATGCCGGAAAGCGCACAGCTGCTGCCGCCTTGCTGTCGGTGCTGTCACAAAGCCCAGGCGACCCGGCCATCATCGCCGCCATTGCAGCGCTGTTGCGGCCACAGGCATTTACTCAGCAGCACCAAAAAGCCGCGTAATCCCGGCCCCACGACCATATCTGGTATGGGTCAATCCGGCCATCCCCCAAATGGGTGATTGTGAGATGGCAATTAGGGATAACCCTTGGTTTTTTGATGTGGGTCAA